CAAAAGTTCCATATGTTCGGGGCGCGACTCAGCCTAGATCCAATGATGTCAATGGCGACGAGCTCAGCGATATTCAGCGTTTGACTCGGGGGCGGGCGGACAAAGTAGCGACCGAGAACCAGATTTTAGAAATTGAGCTGCAGGCGACTAAGCGTCAGGTCATCAAGCAGGAGGAAGCCATTATGTTATTCGGCAGAGTGGCTAGCGTTGTGCGCGGGCGCTTAATGAAAATGCGTGCTGATTTACCGAATATGTTGCTAGGGTTGGATGCGCCGGGTATCGACAAGGTTTTAGCGGAAAAAATGGAAGAGGTTTTGGCCTCATTGGTTATCCCGGATGATTTCTTTACTCCGCGTGGGGTAGTTAAATGAGTGTGGATATAGCCGAACTAGCGGCAAAATATCCGGCTGTAATCGAAGCTTTTACGCGGAATTTTTGTTCTCCGCCGAGAAGTTTCCCGGATGTGTGGGCCTCGAAGAATGTCCGGCTCGATTCGGACGTCGCTGAATTCTATGACCCACAGGCTTCGCCTTACTTTATCCAGCCGCTGCGCTCGATTTTTGATAATTCGTTAAAAGAAATCTGCATTATTGCGCCGCCTGGCACGGGCAAAACGACGCTGATTGAAGCGATGGTTTGTTTTGTGGCGGCGTGCGATCCCGGCGACGTGCTTATTGCTTCCAAGAACGACGCTTTACTTGGGCAATGGCTCGATACGCGTTTAAACCGGATTTTGGCCCGGTGCGAACCGTTAGCCGATTATTTGCCGCAGAAATCAGACCGACAGAAGAAGCTGCTGCTCTTGAAACACATGTTCGTTATGTCGCGAGCTGCGAATCTGGCCAGTTTCCAGCAAGTGAGCGTTCGGTGGGCGATCGGGGACGAATGCTGGCAGTGGGATGCCGGCCTAATCGGTTATTTGCGTAAACGGCTACATGACCGCTGGAACGGCCGGACCGTGCTACTCTCTCAGGCCGGTTATGCGGAAACCGAATGGGAAGCGGTTTCAAGGGAAGGCGACCAATTCGCTTATCTTTGGACTTGTGAGTGTGGGGCGAGACAGCCTTTCAGGTTTTCAGATCTGAAATGGGAAGGAGTGCCAAAGGAAGGCGAGATCGATTGGGCGTTAGTGAGGCAAACGGTGAGCCTGTTCTGTCCGAGTTGCGGCGGCGGGTATTCGGATACGCCAGAGAACCGGCGAACGCTCTCGCATACTGGGGCCTGGTCAATGGTTGAGCACGGAGAGAACCCGACTCATCAGACGTACACGATTCCGGTATTGGCTAATTTCCGAGTGGCTTGGTTTGATATTGCCCGGGAATTTCTGAAAGCGAAACGCGCCTGGAAACTGGGGGATCATGAACCTTTTATCCAATGGACCATGCAACGGGATTCGCAGTTTTGGGCTGAACGGATGGAGCAAGACGCTAAACGATCCCTGGTAAAAGGCGATTACAGCTGGCGTGGGTACACATCGGGAGAACGCATCAATAACGAGCTTGTGCGTATCATGACGATCGATAAACAGGCTAACGATTATTGGGTTGTGATCCGGGCTTGGCGCGCCGATGGCTCCTCGCGGCTACTCTATTTCAAGCATGTGCTTGCCGGCGAAGAAGAGTTGCGCGAAATCCAAACCAGCTATCGGATTGGTGATAATGCCGTCTTTATCGATTCGGCTTTTGAGTCGGCTCAGGTTTACACGATGTGCCATCGTTACAACTGGTGGGCGATCCTCGGGACCGGTGAAAGCAGCTTTGCGCATCCGAAACGGGATTTAGTGGGTCATGTTCGTGGGACAGAACAGAAATTATTCTCGCCTATCCGTCATGTGGTGATCGGCGCCGTCCGTTGCCGCCTCCTGCACCTGGCCAGTGAACGTTGCCGCGACATTATGGCGAGGTTACGCGACGGCAAATCGCTAGCGTGGGAAGTGCCGTTAGATGTGCCAAAGCTCTACGTCGAACAAATCTATGCGGAGATCAAAAAGGAATATTTAGATCCGAAAACCAAGCGTAGCAGCTTTAAATGGGTAGCGGTCTCAAAAAACAACCATGCTTTTGACTGTGAAAGTGTGCAGATAGCGGCTGCGATCCTTTTTGGGGCGTTGCCATTGGATTAAAAAAGTGTCTCCTGCCCATGAACGAGATAGGAAAATGTCGTAAATCTCCCGACGGAAAACATCATACAATGTGGCCCGAAGGTTCAACCCTGTGTGCTTGTTGCCAGCAATTTGTCAGAATCAAGAAGGCAAAAAAATGAACGAGCGTCAAACTGTCGATTTAAGCGAGTTACAGGACGGCAATCTGCATCTGATAGCCTTTTTAGGGGACAAATTCTGTTATCTGGTCAAAGATCCGCACGGGTCGCAATGGGTGATTGCGGAAGCTTTAAGCGATCAATTCCCGGCTTTAGTGCGCCGGATGCTCTCAGATAGCCAATAAAAAAGGCTAAAGTATTTCGGGAATCTGCCGTTTTAATGGTCCTGGAATGAATAAATTAGTCTTTGTGGCCGAGATCGCCACTGTCTCAATCTATCGTGATGGAGATAAGTATATCGCCGGAGGACGGACTTTTGTTTCCTTAAGCTCTGCTATAGCTTACCTCCGCTATTGTCAAAAATATGACCTCTCACCTTTTGCCCGATTTTGAATGAACAAGATTTCTTTAATCCTGACAGGCGCTATTTTACTTGCGATAACCTTGGGTGCTGCGGCTTTTGGCCTTTGGTGCAATGGAGCGAACGCTGATTTCGGTAAGCAATTGGACAAAAGTCCAACAATTGTCGCCGAGAATAACGAGCCAACGATTGCCCGAAAATCAGGTTACGCCCTTCAAGGCGGCAAATTAGTAGAGGTCAATATCGAACAACTCGCCCTCGAAGCATGGAACAAGGATAAACTTCTGCCGGGCAAAGACCTCCATTATAATTATTTTGAAATAGGTGGACGTATCGCCGATTGGAAAGCCTATTTCCAGACAAAGGGTTTATCGATCGATAAAGAATTTGAGGATGCATACACAGCTATTGCGCAGCGCTCAGAAGACCATTTGAAAGCTCAAGCATTTCGGGATAGCCAATAGCTTTAAATCACGTCCCTGGCCATTCACAGACGCCCTTTCCGGGCGTCTTTTTGTTTTGGGAAGGTCAATATGGCTGTCGTGGTATAAAGGCTCTTAAATTGACAGTCAGGCCTTCTAGTAAATGGTTGATTACGAGTATATCGGGGCCCTGGTCGATTACGGCAAATCTAGCTGGGCTAATATGCAGTTACTCCAACAACGGCGGGATGATCTTTTCCAATATATTTCGCTGAACCAGGGGAAAGATTTAACGACCGTCTCTATCCCTGGCCAGCATTTGAACTGGAGCAAAACCTATTCAGCCCAAGAAGAATTTGTGGCTGTCGTGCAAGCCTTACGCATCATCCAAGGTCAACCGTATGTAGTCCGGCAGTTCACGCCGGTTATGTGGTAAGCCATGCGAACTGAATGGCGCCTCTATCAGGCTAGCGAATGGGAAATCGGCAAACGGCAATATTGGCCGTTGCTCGATCCTAATGCCGATCGCCAGATTGATACCTGGACGATCTTAAAAGTTCGCAGTGACGCACGCAAAGCTTTTATCAATTACGGACCGCTAAAGACCGCCGTGTATGAAAAAGCTCGCTATGCGGTCGGCGAGGCCTGGATGCCTCAGTTTTTAGGGAGTGATGTGGCTTTCGGCCGGGCTGCTACCAAATGGTTTACCGATGTCTGGTCTAGGACCGGGAATCTGGTGGGCCCGATTCGGAATTGGCATGATTCGCTTAAGCTCGAATCGCGTTACCTGGACGTCTACGGTGAGATTTTCATTTACAAAGTAAAAGACGCCGAAGGGTTGCCGCGTTATCAGCATATTCCGCCGCACCGGGTCGATGACCCGCGCGGTAACAAACAGACGACCGTTAAAGGCCGTTTCACGAGCGGACCTTATGCCGGTAAACGCTGTGTTTACGGGATTGTCATTAACGATTACGGCGCCCCGGTAGCCTATAGCGTCTTGGGCAATGAACCGGAACAGGATATGTTTATTCCGGCAGAGCAAATGATCTGGGTCGCGGATTGGGAATTCTGTGATCAAACCAGGCCAATTTCAGCGATTGCGCATGGAATTTTGAATGTGCGCGATATCATGGCGATCCAGGGGAACGAAAAGCGGGCTTTAGAAATCGCTAGCTCCATTTCTATCCTCGAAAATAACCCTATTGGTGGTGTCGATATTAACGATCCGACCCAATTTACTCGGATGTTTCCCGGCACGGTCGGCATGGCTGGCCAACCGGTCGACGGGATCCAACCGCCTCCTTATCCGGGCTATCAGACCGGGATTAACCTTGAGACTCAGGAAACCGCGGCCGCGGGAACGGCCGGACAACCGCTAACGCCCTACATGTGGCTAGACAACGGGATGTGGAAATATTTCAAGGCTGGGAGTGGGTCGGACGTGAAAGCTTTTCAGTTTGAGCGGCCGGCTGGCGAGGTCA